TTAGAACTCATTTTATATCTGGCCCTCAAGAAGCCGCTTCCTTAGATCCAATCAAAAATCGTGCTTTTGAGCAAATTGAGTCTGGTGAAGGTGATATTGGCGCAACGCCCAGAGTAAATATGAATGACGTTACCATTGAAAATCCAATATTTACAGGCTATGATAAAAACAAAAGAACAGACGAGCATGCACATTACATTGTTATGTATTCCCAAGGTCCCGGAGGACTAAGATATCCGGGTACACCCGGCAATGACTTGATGGATGGTATGACCCCTAAACAGCAAGATCTGCAAAAAGGCATTTATCATTTATTCATAGGTCGAGACAGAGGGTTAGTCACAAGCGTGAACTTCAGCAAGACAGATCAGCCATATCTTCGACAAGCTAGGCTCGAAAACATGGGCGCTTTTAATCCGATAGCACAACTCTCAGATGTATACGAAGCCACAATAGATATGATGGGAAATACCATGTTCCTGCCGGGCTCACGTCTATATTTAAACCCGTTTGGGCTAGCGTGGGGCGAGAACTTTGGTCTCCCGCACCATCGTGGTTCCATTTCTAATATCATGGGTCTCGGAGGATATCATATTGTAACCAGTGTGAACAACTATATAGAATCGGGAGTATTCAAAACTACTTTGCAGGCTCGGTTTGAGACTGCCGGCGACGGCTGTGTGGCTACTAACACCAATGACTCCGACACAAATCCGTGTCCTGATGAGACAGACTAAGGGGGGTATAAATTATGGCAGACATCAAAGGAAAAAACAGCTTAAGCGCCCGTGATATTTACAATAATAGAACATCCTATAAGGCATTTGCCTATGCACGCAATCAGCACCCCGCTTTTGCTGGCGAAGGCACCATGCTGCCACCCGGAACAATAGATTTTTGGTGGGCCGAGGGAGCTTTCTATGGCAAACTCAGCAATAATGACACATTAGAACCAATTGAGCCATATGGTCCATATATGAAGTCCTTAAAATCAAAGAAGTCATCGATTAGGGTTTTAAATTTTGTAGCAGATGCTTTCGTAGCTTTTCAAAAGCAGTACTTGTTAGATATTCGAAAAGGCAATATAGGATTATCCTCAGACGATCCAATGTTATCTGAGATAGCTGCCGAGAAAGGCTATCAATCAGTCTCCAAGGCTTATCGACAATACCAACAGAATAACTTACGAATTTTTATAAAATATATAAAATCAAACGATATCGCCAAAAACATTCTTAACATGGATGATTTTCTTAGAGAGTTAGACCACTATATCGTGAATGTACAAAATGGCCCTTTCACGAAAAGCGGGTTTATAATGAGTAGGTATATAAGTCCTTTAATGAGTGGCTTGTGCGTCGAGATAAAGAACCTACCATACAGCAAGGACGAAAAGAAGATTGAGTTTATCAACAGTCCAAACTTTAAGCACTATCTTCAGTTGGCTAATCAATTTGGATTCTCAATTGATAAAAATATTCCATGGCGCCTCGTCGCCAATTTGAGCCACCCAAAAATGGTAGAGTATGCCCAAGTGTACAACTCCGATGTCGAAGATATAAGTGGTATTATTGATAATTTCTACACACAAGTGGCTGATGATGAAATTGAGAATTTAAAATTATATCTGGTCAGCATGTACAATCAATTTGCCATTCAGAACCCAGCATCATTAATAGAAACCCACTCCCACTCCACAACCACAAGAGTTGTCAACACAAGGTCAAAAATAACACTAGAAGATTTGAATTCTTGTTATAGCGATTGCAAATGGTTGGAACTATATATTAGAGTTAGGAACTTGGAAACAGGCCTGAACTATTCAACCCCGGCCGAAGATGCCATCATAAGGGTAGCAAAAGATAAACAAAAAACACTTGACACCCGTGAAGCTATGGGTTATATTAAGATCAAGTTCTCAGGAGTAGAATTTTACGAAGGCTCTTTAAGCTATATAATAGAACGTGATCGTCAAGCCACTTCTGGCATAGAAGACTTGACGCCTGACGAAGTTGTTAAAGCTAACAGCCGGAGTATAAGAAAAGTATTTTTCTAATTAACGGGGTTTAAATTGTATTTTCAAACGCTCGACGATAAGAGCGAATGTGTAGGAGTGTATAAAAATGGGAGTCTCTATTATGAAAGTCTACCACAAGGACTTGGAAGGACATGGAAGTATGCAGAGTATCTTCAAGAGAGCAGCGTTGAGTACGCTAATATTCTCTGTGGAAATCGGAGCCTTAATGACGTTTGCCCAAGTCCCTTAGTAGACGACTGGGCAGCTATTGAGGCTAAACTAAAGGCTTATTATCGCTCGTTTGTGCTGGCTAAGGTCAACATGGACGAGAATTGTTTTTTTGACCTTGTTCCGAAGCCTTTTTTGCTTGAATATTGCGAAATCCGCAATAAAATCACGCAATATGTGTTCGAAAACTACGAAAAGCCGCAAAACTATGACTTTTTGGTTGACTTGACCAAGGTACTGACCCGTATCCAACACCAGAAGCTAAATATTGACGTTTCTTGTCTCTCAAGCAAGGCTCACCTACCCAAGTATCGGCAGGCAATGAAGAAGTTTGCTCAAATCGACCCATATTGTCGATATAACATCAACGGCACCAAAACTGGTCGTCTGACAACCAAGAAAGCATCATTCCCGGTTATGACTATGGACAAGGACTTTCGTTCTATCGTTAAGCCCCAAAATGACTGGTTTGTGGAGCTAGATTTCAACGCCGCAGAGCTTCGCACCCTTATGGCCCTAGGAGGCTCTGAGACACCCCTAGAAGACATTCATAGCTGGAACATGCGTAACCTATTTAATGCGGGTGTCACACGCGAGGAAGCCAAACAGAAGTTCTTCTCGTGGTTGTACGACGAGAACAAAACCAACCCGAAACTATCCAAGTATTATGACCGTGACAAGGTACGCGAGATGTATTGGGATGGAGAAAATGTCAAAACTATGTTTGGTCGCGAGATCGAAGCTGATCGCAAACACGCCCTAAACTACATTATTCAGAGCACAACAGCAGACCTTGTACTTCGCCAAGTAATAAAGGTTCACGATATGCTACGAGATAAGCAGTCTTTCATAGCATTTACGATTCACGACAATATTGTGCTTGACATGACAGACGAAGAACGTTATAATATACCTATGATGATCGAAGAGTTCTCCAACACTCAGTTGGGCAAGTTCTTGGTCAATGTGAAAGCCGGAAAGGATTTCGGCAATTTGAGGACACTAAATTTATGAACATTATCGGACTAGGAAAAGCAGGCTGTAATATCGCTGATGGTTTTGCTCAATACGGCCAATACCGCATATACAAGATCGATGTAGGCTTGGAAGGCACTCGATGCTTGAATATTAAGGAGCAAGCCGGTCCCGAAGAGTACGAAGCCAAAGCACCATCGATGAAAACCTTTTTCAAAAATGTCAAAGGCGACACCACTCTCATAATCGGAGGTTCTGGAGCAATTTCGGCAATGTGTCTTCGAATTATGGAACAAATCAAGTCCTCATGTAATATCAGCGTGCTGTACATCCAGCCAGATACTCAATTGTTGAGCGAAGAGAAAAAGATGCACGAAAAAGTCACATACAACGTATTACAAGAGTACGCTCGCTCTGGTCAAATCAACGATATCTGTCTTGTTAATAACCCTCAGTTAGAAAATATTCTTGACAACGTTCCGATTATGGGTTATTATAATAAGCTGAACGAGTTGATTGTATCAACGATTCATATGACAAATGTCTACAAAAACACAGACCCTGTTATGGGTGCTCTAAGTGGTCCGGGAAAAACCAAAAGAATTTATACAGTTGGAATCTTCGATATCGAGAATAATGAAGAAAAATTGTTTTTTCCCCTTGACACAGTGCGCGAAAGGGGTTATATTTATAGTATCAGTAAGGACAGGCTTCAAACGGAAAGCGGCTTGCATAAGCAAATCACTTCCCAAATGAAAGAAAAGATTTCAGATGAAAATGTGAACGTTTCTTTCGGAGTCTTCCCGACTGAGTATAACGCGGATTATGGTTACGTTTTGTGCTATAGTCCAAACATTCAAAGCTAGTAGAACAGGAAATTTGCTGTTCTAACTCTATTAACAAAAAGGAAAAGTAAAAAATGGCTATTGATCTTAATAAAATGCGCTCCAAATTGGAAGCGCTTCAAAACCGAGGCGAGAAGAAGGATTCTGCTTTTTGGCGACCAGAGGACGGCGAACAAACCATTCGCATCGTTCCAACTGCTGATGGCGACCCCTTCAAAGAGTATTGGTTTCACTATAACTTGGGTAAGAACCCCGGCTTTCTCAGTCCGAAGCGAAACTTCGGTATTGATGATCCCCTGAACGATTTTGTTCGTCAGCTTTTCAATGAAAAGACAGACAGCTCTATCAAGATGGCTAAGGATCTTATGGCCCGTCAACGTTTCTTCGCACCAGTATTGGTTCGTGGAGAGGAAGAGAAAGGTGTTCGTATCTGGGGCTTCGGAAAGATGGCCTATCAGGAACTTTTGAACCTTGTGCTCAATCCTGAATATGGTGATATTACCGATACTGAAGCAGGTACTGATCTTGTCCTCAAATACGGTACGCCAGCAGGAGCACAGTTCCCGCAGACTACCCTAACCCCCCGTCGTCGGACTTCACCATTGTGTGATGACGCGCTCGGAGGTCCCGAGAAGTGCGCGGAGCTTCTTGAGAGTATTCCAGACTTTGACAGTCTGTTTACCCGCAAAACCCCAGAGGAGATTCAAACTATGCTAGACGAATGGTTGGCTGGTGAAGAAGAAGGCTCTGAGGATGTCGTCAAGTACGACAGCAAAGGCTCAACAACTTCAGTTGACTCAGCCTTCAATGAACTAATGAACGCATAAAGGAGAAAAGTTATGTTTAGTTTTCTAACTCGTGATCATGTTTATGGCACAATCTTTGGTGTCGCTCTTATGAGTGGCCTCGCATTCCTGACGGGATGTGCTGATGAGGACAAGGATACGGCTGACACAGCCGCTACTACTGTCACAACCACAGAGACTGCTACAAGCACGACCGTAACAGAGACTGGTACTACGACTGGAACCACTGGAACTACCACAGGTACAACCACTGGAACCACGACTGGCACGACTACTGGAACCACTACTGGCACCACAACTGGTACCGGAACTGGAACTGGCACCGGCACCGGTAGCTGATAAGGCACGACCCACAGGGAGGCACAGGGAGATCAGGTGCCTCATTTTAACCCTAAAGGAAAATATTATGAGTGAAGAGAGTAAATTTGATTCTAATATCGTACTTCTGCTAGCTACTATTGCTGTTATCACCACTGGGTGGTATGCATTTGGCTATGACAATGGTACTGATACACAGGTAGCTACGACTGCCGAGGTCCCCACAGAGGTCGCACCAGCAGTCGCAACTATTCTAAACGATGAGGTTGTAGAAGAGGTAACTGTTTATGCAGATCCCACTAACCTTCCTAGTGATGAAGAGTTGAAAACCGACGAACTCGTCGAGAAGGCTCAGGAAGCGGCAGACCGCAACCAAGCTAACGAAGACGGCAAGTCAGAAGACGTGGAGTAAATCCCCCCCACCGCAGGAGGGCATGGGTTTACAGATGTCCTAAATTTTACCGCAGGTAGGCACGGGTTCAGAGGTGCCTTTATCATTCAATTTAGAATGGTATTTTAAAAAAGAAAAGTAAAAAATGAGTATGAAAATATATGGAAATATGCCACAAGATGAATTAGTGGTAATCAACAGCACAGCGCTGGTGACAAAAGTACCAGTAACTATCGCATCTTACAAAAACAGAAAGACAAAGGCATCAACGCTCAAGTCTTATTTGAAGGCTCGCGGTGATACATTTGACAGAGGATTGTGGCAACCGCCACTTGTAGCAGAGATGCCAACCGGAGAGAGGTTTCTTTTTGATGGAGATCATCGAAGGGCCCTATGGAAGTTAGCATATCCTGAAGAAGATGAGATGCCAGCACAAATTGTTCCTGTTAAAAACAAGTCGGAGATTAGTCGTCTGTTTGTTGCAATTAATAAAACAGCCAGAACAGCCCTAACAGCCAATGAAGTTTTTGTACATGAGGTGTTGGGAGGTAACAAGGAAGCTAAGAAAACTGCTAAAAACCTAACTGATTGTTCATTAAAAGTCAGTCTAGGCACAGGCGACCCGGGCTCACACGCTGGATACCTAACAGGACCAGAGGTTAGTGTCAAGGGCTTCAAAGATGCCATTCATGAATCCGGCACAACGGCAGTAAAGAATGCCTCAGCAACAATCCAGTCTTTGTGGACAACCGACAAGCGCATTAGCGTTGAGTTTTTGCGCGGACTGGCTAATGTATATAACAATACACCAATGCACACTAAGCACAAGAAAGACCTTGAAGACTTCCTTACAAGTCGAAAAGGTGCGGATATCACTCAAAAAGACGTTTCGTCTTCTTTTAAACAAGAAGCAGGTAACGTTAATCATAAGATTGAGACTTGTGTTACACTCGGTCTGTTGCAGAAATTTAAGAAGTGGGCTATCGCCAACAAGCGAATGTCCGATACTACTTTCAGTAATTATTATGGCGCCCACGTCAAGATTTTGAAAGCAGAATTGACCAAATAAGAAACAAACCGCAGGAGGGCATGGGTTTACAGATGTCCTAAATTTTTTAACAAGAGGTAAAAATGAGTTTATATGAGAAGATTAAAGCACTTGGTGTTGAAGACGATGTGTCTGTCACATTTGAGTGGGAAGAAGGTTGCGATGTTATGCATTACAATGAAACACACGTTGAAACAGCAATGAGCAACACAGGAGCAGCATATGCTCTCGCGGAAGCCATCACAGAAGGAGTTTTCTATGAAAAGGGAAATGAGATTCTAGATGAAATGCGTGAAGAAGGCTTGCTCGATGAATATGAGCGAGGCGACGAGAACTTTACTGATTTCGTTTCCGAGGTAATCAGCGACGAGTTCTATAATTTTGATTGGATCGAGCAGTCAACTCAACGTTTTGATCACAAGCGAGGCTGGACAGATTTAACTATGGAACTCAGCATTCCACTAGGAGATCTCAAGGACCAGAGCTTTGTGCTCTCAGGCTGGGAAGCAAAGGTTCAAACACCTAATGGCTATTTGACGGTCGAACGCTAATGGCTAAAGCAAAGAAGCAAAAGGCAGGAAAACTCTCTATCGCAGATATGCGTAAGATTGTTAACAAGAAAGCAGGTGGAGAAGTAGCCCATGACCTCGCGGGTTCAAACCCAACTGAGGTCAAGGAGTGGATTCCAACTGGATCCCGATGGCTAAACTCTATCATCTGTCGTGGCAAGTACGCTGGTATTCCAATCGGCAAAATCAGTGAAATCGCAGGTCTTTCCGCTTCTGGCAAGTCGTATATGGCGGCTCAGATTGCAGGCAACGCCCAGAAAATGGGAATTGACGTTGTTTACTTTGACTCTGAGTCTGCTGTAGACCCTGACTTCTTGGCTGGCGCAGGATGTGACTTAGACAATCTACTTTACATCCAAGCACAATCAGTCGAGTTTGTCTTGGAGACAATGGAAGAGCTTTTGGCAGGTAATGAAAACCGAATGCTCTTTATCTGGGACTCGCTTGCTATGACGCCAGCCATATCTGACATCGAGGGTGACTTTAATCCTCTTTCCAGTATGGCAGTCAAACCTCGTATTCTCTCAAAGGGATTTGCTAAACTAACAGTCCCTATCGCAAACTCGCAATCAACCTTGCTGATTCTTAATCAGCTAAAAACGAACATTACTAGTAACATCGCGGAAGCACGTCTGGAGCCTTATTTCACCCCCGGTGGAAAGGCCGCAATCTACGCTTATTCTCTTCGAATCTGGTTAACAGCACGAAGAGGTAAAGCTAGCTATCTATACGATGACAAAGGCTTCCGAGTTGGTACTGAGGTGAAAGCAAAGATTAAGAAGTCCCGTTTCGGGTCTGATGCGCGAGAATGCACATTCAAGATTATGTGGGCAGGTGATGATGTGAAGATTCAAGACCAAGAGTCTTGGTTGGAGGCTGTAAAGTCTTCTAAACATATCTCCAACGCAGGAGCTTGGTTTACTCTGACTCATGAAGATGGTTCAGGTGAGAAGTTCCAATCCGCCACTTGGATGAAGAAGCTTGAGGATGAAAAGTTCAGAAACCGTATTCTACAGATTATGGAAGAAGAGGTTATTCTTAAGTTCGAGAAGAAAGAGGTTGATGCAAAAGAATTTTATGATATTGACGGTGAAGATGAATAAACTACATTTTAAAGCGTCCAATAAAGACAAGTAGCTTTAGGAGGCTCGTTATGAAATTTATTTATTCTTTTCTAATCGCGTTCGGATCTGTATTCGGATTTGCACCAGAGGCAAAGGCAGCAACTACGGTAACCACTGTAGTTCACAAAGTCTGCACGGTAGAAAAACAATACAGACCAGCCCGTTACAACCGTCACGGCCATTATATTCACGCACACTATAAAAATGTTACTGTTTGCAGAAATGTACCCAGAACTGTAATTCGCAAGACTTACAATCATCACCATGTCCATCGGCATAACCATAGACGCGGTGTAAGGTTCACAATCAAACTTTAATTTTTTTATCCTTGACACGACCCCCTGTTCATGCTATATTATAGAAGAACAGGGGGTTTTTTATGCAACGTGTAGTAGTTATTGACGCACTAAATATGTTTATTCGGAATTACATTGTTAATCCGATGATTTCAACCAACGGCAATCCAATTGGAGGCACTGTTGGTTTTCTTAACTCGGTCAAGAAGTTGATGCGAGAGTCCAAGCCAGACCAAGTTATTATTTGTTGGGACGGCGCAGGTGGCTCTCAAAAGCGTCGTCAGACGGTCAAGGAGTACAAGCAGGGTCGTAAGCCTCTGCGTAAAAACTATAAGGTTGAGGGCATGTCCCAACAATCTGAGAAAGAGAATATGGTATGGCAACAACGTATCCTAATGGAGATGTTGAATGAGATGCCTATTATCCAACTTATGCTGGACAGGGTTGAGGCCGATGACATCATTTCTATGATCGCAGGCTCGCCAAAGTACAAAGGGTGGCAAAAGGTCATTATCTCTTCAGACAAAGACTTTCTTCAGTTGCTTGACGACGAAACAGTTCTCTACCGCCCCATCCAAAAGAAGGCGTGGACAAAGAATACCGTTATTGAAGAATATGGAATCTCGCCGGAAAATTTTGTCATTGCACGGGCAATTGCGGGTGATAAGTCCGACAACCTTGCAGGCATCAAAGGTGCAGGTCTGCCAACTATCGCTAAACGTCTGTCTTTCCTTATAGATGAAGAGATGCACACACTTAGCGAGGTGTACGACCATTGTGTCAATGCCGAGGGTAAACTTAAGTTTCACGAAAGAATTGTAGAAGATTGGGATGTGGTAGAGACTAATTATAAAGTTATGAATCTTACACCGCCTAGCATCTCTGTTCAAGGTCGTAAAAAGATGAATTACGCGCTCGACAACTTTGAGTTCGAGTTAAACGCGACCGAACTAAAGAAATGTTCGGTAGAGCATGGCTTCGGTTCCTATGATTGGTCCGAGCTCATGGCCATGTTGCGCGGCATCGTCGAGAAAAACAAATAATAAAGGCTTGACAGCCAAGCACATATAGGGTATATTATATATCTACGGGGGATTAGTGAATAAAGATAAGCCTAGCTTTAGTAAATATGGTAAGGACTTTCAAGAATCACTATGTCAAATGATTTTGCAAGATAGGCCGTTCGCGGACCAAATCTCGGAAGTCTTGGACATTGGGTTTTTGGAGTTGCGTTACCTTCGTGTATTCGTACAAAAGATTTTTGAATATCGAGAAAAGTATGAGGTTCATCCCACATACAAGACGATGATTTCTATTATCCGAGCCGATATCGAAGATGAGAATGTGGCCACACAACAGCAGCTACGCAATTACTTTGCTCGCATCCACGATACACAAGTAAGCGGTTCAGAGTATACAAAAAACATCGCGCTTGATTTCTGTCGCAAACAAAAGCTAAAAGAGGCGATGATAAAGTCGGTTCCTGTGCTTGATAAGTCGTCTTTCGACGAGATTGCGAAAGTTATCAATGATGCGATTAAAATGGGGGATCCTTCAGATTTCGGTTATGATTATCTAAAGGACTTTGAAAGAAGGTTCGAGGTTAAAGCTCGAAACCCCATAACCACAGGTTGGCAGGATATCGATGATATTTGCCGAGGTGGTCTTGGTAAAGGGGAGCTTGGAGTTGTTATTGCACCAACAGGGGCAGGCAAGTCAATGGTTTTGGTCCATCTCGGAGCACAAGCCATCAAGTTGGGCAAGACTGTGGTACACTATACTTTGGAGTTGGCAGATACCGTAACAGCAGGTCGCTATGACTCTTGTATTACCGGAATCCCGCTTAGTGAAATGCATTCGTTTAAAGAAGACATCTACGAACAAGTGCAAGACCTAGAAGGCACCCTTATTGTTAAGGAATACCCTACTAAGTCAGCATCGAGCAGGTCTATTCGCACTCACTTAGAAAAGCTAAGAATGCGAGATATTTTGCCCGATATGGTTATCATTGACTACGGCGATTTATTACGGCCTATTTCTGGAAAAAACGAGAAAAGACATGAACTGGAATCTATTTATGAAGAGATGCGGGGGCTTGCACAAGAATTTAGTTGTGCAGTCTGGACAGCATCACAAACAAACAGGTCAGGTCTCAATGCAGAAGTTATCACAATGGAATCCATATCTGAAGCTTTCAACAAATGCTTTGTTGCCGACTTTATCTTCTCACTCTCTAGGACGGTAGAAGATAAACAATCTAATACAGGAAGATTTTTTGTAGCAAAGAACAGGAATGGCCCTGACGGCCTTGTTTATCCTGTTTCCATGACGACCGCGAATGTTCAAATTGAAGTTTTACAGTCAACAGCAGAAGAACAAAGGGCATTGTCCTCAAAAGATCAGAGCGAAGTCCTAAGAGAGAAATATAAGAAGTTTAGAGATAATAAAAAGAAAAAAACAGAAGGAGAGCAATAATGGAATTATCATCAGAGATCTTATCAGATATTACGGTACATATGAAATATGCAAGGTATTTAACGGACGAATACCGTAGGGAAACCTTTGAAGAACTTGTGGACCGTAATAAAGCGATGCACATCAAGAAATATCCTAACATGAAAGAGGAAATCGAGGCAGCTTATGAGTTTGTCTACCAAAAGAAGGTTCTTCCTTCGATGAGATCGATGCAATTTGGTGGTAAACCTATCGAAGTTGCTCCAAACCGAGTGTTTAACTGTGCATATATGCCGATTGATGATGTTCGAGCCTTTGGAGAGGCCATGTTCCTCCTCTTGGGCGGTACAGGTGTCGGATATTCAGTCCAAACCCACCATGTCGAACAACTCCCAGAGATTAATAAGCCTAATGGCAAGCGTACATACCGATATCTTATCTCAGACTCTATCGAAGGCTGGGCAGACGCTGTAAAAACCCTTATTAGTTCTTATTTCAAGGGAACATCCAAAATCCGTTTTGACTTCTCTGATATCCGACCAAAAGGTGCCCGTTTGGTGACATCTGGTGGTAAAGCACCCGGACCACAACCTCTTCGTGAGTGTCTTGTGAAGCTACGCGGCGTATTGGACACAAAAGAGAACGGCGACAAGTTGAGCCCTATTGAGGTCCACGATATGGTCTGTTATATTGCAGACGCAGTGCTTGCAGGCGGTATTCGCCGAGCAGCCCTTATCTCTCTGTTCTCAGCAGACGATGATGAGATGATTTCTGCAAAAGCAGGTAACTGGTGGGAAGTCAACCCACAACGAGGCCGAGCAAACAATTCTGTCGTTCTTATGCGTCACATTATAACTAAAGACTTCTTTATGGACCTTTGGGACCGTGTGAAAGCAAGTGGAGCAGGAGAGCCCGGTTTCTACTTTACATTTGACAAAGACTGGGGCACGAACCCTTGCTGCGAAATCGCACTCCGACCGTATCAGTTCTGTAACTTGACCGAGGTCAATGTCTCGAATGTGGACACCCAAGAAGAATACGAAGCACGAGTTAAAGCAGCAGCCTTTATTGGCACGCTACAAGCCTCGTACACAGACTTTCACTACCTTCGACCAGTATGGCAGCGCAATACAGAGAAAGACTCTCTTATCGGTGTCTCAATGACTGGTATCGCTTCTGGAAACGTCCTAAAGCTCGATATGAAGGCAGCAGCCAAAGCAGTAAAACAAGAAAATAAACGAGTTGCCGAACTTATCGGAATTAAGCCTGCTGCACGAACAACCTGCGTTAAGCCAGCCGGAACCACGTCTTTGACGCTTGGAACCTCATCAGGCATCCACGCTTGGCACAACGACCACTATATCCGTCGTATCCGAGTTGGTAAGAACGAGGCTATCTATCAATATCTAGCGGAGAACCACCCAGAACTAGTAGAAGACGAATATTTCCGTCCTCACGATACAGCAGTTATCTCCGCTCCGCAGAAAGCACCAGAGAACGCCATAACACGCTCTGAGACGGCCCTAGACTTGCTCAACCGAGTAAAGAAGGTCAGCACAGAGTGGGTGAAGACAGGGCACTGGAAAGGGCAAAATACGCACAATGTGAGCGCAACCGTCACAATCAAAGATGAGGAATGGGATGAGGTTGGAGAATGGATGTGGGAGAACCGTGCAACATACAACGGACTTTCAGTATTACCACACTCCGAGCACAGCTACAAGCAAGCACCATTTGAAGACTGTGACGAGGAAACTTACAACGAGATGATGAAATCTCTGCTTTCTGTAGAGCTTACTAACATCGTCGAGATGCAAGATGACACAGATCTCCAAGGAGAACTGGCCTGTGCAAGCGGAGCATGTGAAATTAAATAAATGCTTGACATAAAAGTCAAGATAGGTTATAATATAAAAACAAGACAATGGAGTTGAGAATGGTTTTAGACCCTAAAAATAATTGGATTCAAGTTGATCTTTCTTTCGATAAGAAAGAAGAAGAAGTAGAAAAGAGTATTATTGCACTGCCAGATGATTACAAGCCGGCCCAAAAGCCATTTAAAGCAGTATCAGTGGCCACGGACCCTGAAGGGGAGTATCAGCACGGAGATGTGATTGTTGTCCCAACTCACGTTGTGCGAGAAGTCGAAATTCGAGATAATGCCTTTTATCTTATTGAGCGAAACCACATTATGGCCGTTGTGAGTAAATAGTGACCAATCCAGACGCATATAGAACACAAAGAGAGTGGATTTCCGCTACTGTACCCGCATCAAGGGACTTCCAAAAAGAAAGCATTGACCACCCAGACCATTATGGTGGGGAAGAGAATCCTTATGAAGCTATCAAGATTATTGAGGCTTGGGATCTTAACTTTCACTTAGGAAATGTGGTAAAGTATGTGTCTAGGGCCGGAAAGAAGAATAAAGATACAATTGAAGACTTAAAGAAAGCACGGTGGTACATTGACCGTCATATTCAGAACTTGGAGAAGAAATGAAAAGCATCGATATTTATGGCGATGGCATTGGAAAAGTAGACTATGTAGAACACATGGGCAGTGACTTAACAATTGTTAATAGCGCCCGTGTCAGTTTCGGCAAACACAAGGACAATCTCAATGAAAAAGATGAAAAACTTATTAACTACTTGGTTAAACATAGACACACTTCGACTTTTGAGCACAACCTTATTACATTTCGCTTTACTGTACCTCTTTATGTGCGCTCTCAGCATCACCGCCATCGCACTTGGTCATATAATGAGATTTCTCGTCGATACACTGATGTAAATATCCAGTTCTACGAGCCTGAAGCATTTAGAACACAACACAAATCTAACCGACAAGCAAGTAAC